GCGGAGGGAACGCCATGCGGCAAGGGGCTGAGCAGGCAGCCCCGACGAGCCTCTTTAAGTGCGATAATTGCATAACTATGCTAATTATAGTTAATCATATTCGATTTTCTTATTATAGTTCATATCTGATTGTTTTAATGTTAGTCATGGATTATTAATAAGAAAATAATCTGCGTTTTTCACTCGCAAATATAGCCTTTTGCTTTTATTTTATTACGATTTTACTTGAAAATCTTTCTTTCGTTTAAAGCATTCCAATATTTTCTAGCATTTTTCATATGATCAGTGTAATTGGAAGCAAAGTTATGGGTACCTGAAAAGTCCTCTTTGGCACACATATAAATATAATTGTGCTTTGCATAATTCAGAACAGCATCAATGCTGATGGTTGAAGGAATACGTATCGGTCCCGGTGGTAATCCGGCATTTAGATAAGTATTGTAGGGTGACTTTACATTCAGGTGCTCATTCGTAATTCTTCTTAGAGCGAAATCTTGAAGTGCGAATTTAATGGTGGGATCGGCCTGTAAGGGCATACCCTTATTTAAACGATTTATGTAGAGACCTGCAACCATGGGCTTTTCTTCATTGTTATTTGTTTCTTCTTCTACAATAGAGGCGAGCGTCGATACTTCTTCCGGGGTCATGCCTATGCTTGTGGCCTTGGCTAGTCGTTCCTGATTCCAGAATTTCTCATGTTCTTTCTTCATACGGTCAAAGAAATCCTGTACGCTCATATTCCAATATACTTGATAAGTTTCGGGAATGAACAGGCTGGCCATTGTTTCCTTTGTATATCCCATTTTCTTTTGAAATAGCGAGTCGTTCATTATTGCTGCAATTTCAGTAGAATCAATCATAAGTTGTTTACCTACGCTGCGAGCAAGTCTATCTAAAGTACGTACATTGTTAATGGTCAGATTTATAGGTTCTTGATATCCTCTATATAAACGACTAAAGACATGGTAAACACTCTCTTCTGGACGGATGGCATAGCATCCAGTGTGGATGTTTGAATTGTAGTCACGCCATTTAGCCATCCAGAGAAAGCCTGAAAAACTTTTCGGATGTCCCTGTTTTTTTACCTTGTTATATATGGAATCCGGTGTATCGTCTTTGTCGATATAAATATAAGCTGTTTTGGAGGGATGAAACTGTGGATAGAATAAATAATAATAGAATGTTCCGGCACAAGCTGCACCAATAAGGAACAGGGCTGTCAATCCTCCTATGAGAATTCTTTTTGTCTTCTTTTTCATCGGTTTCTACTGTTTTCTTTAGTCAGGCAAAGGTAAGAAGAATCTATGAAATAAAAAAAGAGATGCATAAGCATCTCCTTTCCTTTGAGCCGCTAGCCAGACTTGAACTGGCGACCTACGCGTTACGAAAAATCGCTTTATTCGTAGGGTAACGGGCTGATATTTAATATCTTTTTCCTTTGTAAATCTTCTTTATGACACTGTTTTTGATACTCTAATAAGGATATCAGTTAGTAATCTGTTCTTTGTTACCGTACAAAGTTAATCAATTAATCAATAATACAAACTTTTGTAGGTAGAAAAAATGAGCTACCTATTAGGTACTAAATTAACATATAATAAAAACACTATTATGACAGATGAAGAATTAAGAATGTTTTGCCTTGAACAAGCGGTTTTTCTTTTTATACATGCGGAAAGAGCTAGAGGGCTAATGCCTTGCGGCAAATCAAAGTCAATTTTTGAATTGTCCAATGCTATTATCGACTATATCAAAAACGGAAGAGAAGCCGAAATACCGGGTTTTTTCTCAAAAAACACTATTTAGGTTCAATTGAATACACAACAGGAATAGAGAATTTAACGGTATTTTGACTCTCTGTTCCTGTTTTACTAGATACTCCTGCCTCAATAACTTTGATTGCTACGCCCGCTTTTCCGTCCGTTCGTTTCATCTCTGAAACGGTTAGATTAAATTCTATTTCATGTACAAAGCTTTCCTGTTTTGCTTTAGAAGAATCATTATAAAGCATTTTATTTATGTTGTCGCCCTCGAATCTGACATAATGCGGGTCAACTACAGCTCCGGTTTCTTTTAGTTCTTCGTTAAGTTCATCAACGGCGGCAACAATTCCGGTAATAGTTGCCTTTATAAAATCTTTTAGTTCCATAGCATTTAATTCTTTCGGCTTTTCGCGTGTACTAAAATACTAAATATTTAGCTATTATAAAAACTGATTATGAATACATTTAATTTTAAATACTTGCTTTTGATTAGCTATCTTGCTACAATTATAATTTTGTTAGTTCAAATTTTAAATGCTATACTATGAATAATTTTTTTCCTCATAAAAAAGATACTTCCGGTTGGATATGTTGTATTGCAAGCTTATTTGGCGTTGCTTTACTCGTTTACGTTGTGATTGGCGAACTTATTTTGAGGACAATGTAATCAATAGCATCTTTATCTAATTTTCTTATTAATTCTTTCATTTATATGTGTGTTATGAAATTAATAAATAGAACTTCCGTTTTTTATAATGGCAAAATAGTTACCCATGATGATATATCATTGTCCGAAGTCGAAAGAAAGCTTTTGTTTACTCCGGTTTTAGATTATACACAAGGGGGGATTATTAGCGGTTCAGGTGATAAATTACCAGCAAAGCTAATAGGATATATACGTTGAGTTTATATTTCTTTCGGCTATTCGCTTTCGATTAGTCTTCAACTAAAGAGCCATTGGAAAGCTTTAATTTGAACGATTCATTTTCTTTGTCTCCATTCTTATATACAATGTCGAAAGTAAAGTCTATTGTGTCATCATTAATCTTTATCGTTTTATTTGTAATCATAAATTCGGCTGAATAATATTTGTGCTGATATCCCCATATATTATTTCCAGTAGTAATATTATATAAGTATATTTCTGGGTATATAACTCTCAGACCACTAAAATTATTAATTGGGATTAAACTATTGATGATATTGGAGTCTAAAGGTACTTCTTTGCTGTTTTCGCATTTCTTATCAAATATATGGTTGTTATTATATCCTATAGTGATAAAATATTCATCGTTCCAATTTCTAAGATTAAATACTGAATTATCATATCTATTGAAATAGAGTCTTTTTTCTTTGCCGCTGAATGTAGTAATAATTTCGCTTGGTCCTCCATAATTAACTAGCAAAATAATTCCATTATCTTCCATAATGAAGCCACTTAAGGAAATGTTGTTAATATTTACCTCTTCAACTTTACCGAATTCTAAATAATATTTTTGATTGAATCCTCGAATCATCGGGGTTCTATATTCAAATACCTGTTCTATCTTGTCATTGTATGCCGCAAACCACATGTCACCATCTAAAAAACCTGCCAACAATGCGTATTTAGGTGTATTCTCATTGGTTTGCCATCCTACTGTAACTTTGGTTACTCCTTTAGGTAAATTGAATTTCTTTAAAAACTCATCTTGGTTGTCGTCTTCATTGCTACATGCTTGTAGGCAAAATGCAGTAAACAATGCTATGACTGATAGCATTAATAGTTTTTTCATTTCGTTTTAATTATAATATGTTTTTGATTGATAAAATGTTTTCCACTATAAAAAGATGAATAATTTCCCGTTTAGGTAAATCTATATCATCATAATTGGGATTTTCACTACGAAGCAGAATAAGGTTTTCTGCATCTTTGGGATGTCTACGGACTCTTTTAATAAGCCTGTATTCATTCGTTATGATTAAATATACTTGTCCGTAGTTGAAGTAATCCCAACTTTCAATTTTTCTAATTACTACTCTATCGCCCGAAGCTATTAGGGGTAACATGCTATCGCCTGTAGCGAATATTATCTTTGATTCCGGGTTGATTTCCGGCGCGTCTATACTTCCTATCACTTTTTCGTCTGTAAATTCAATGTCTCGTCCGTTTAATCCGCATGTTGCGTCTATGTCATATATTAATGCTCCTTTTCTGTTGTTTGGTGATATTGCTGTTTGATTAACGGTAATAGTCTTTTCGTTTCGTTCATCACTTAACAGCATATTGCCCACTCCTGTTTTTAGCCAAACAATGTTTAGATCAGGATATTTAACTGATATCTTATCTATTGTGCTATTTCTTGTTCCTTCGCCCATTTTATGAACTGCACCATTTGATAGCCCGATAGAACGTTCAAATACAGCTATTTCTAAGCCTGTATAATCAATGAATTGCAGTAATCTATCTTTTAGTCCCATATAATAATGTTAAATAGATATAATATCAGAGCTATTTCTACGCAAACTCTGATATTATATCAGATTAATATCTATCTTTGTCGCATCAAAGTTAATCAATCAATCAAGAATAACAAACTAAAATTTAGGAAATATGAAAGCAACAGACATTAAAGTTAAGAATTTCGCTGGTTCGAGTTACGGTATCTTTGAAGATGGCAAGTTTATCACCTCAAATGATGGTTGGGATAAAATGATAGACCAAGCTACATTGATAGCTAATGAAGGTGTAAGCAAATGTACAATTGCTACTTTGAAGTTTTCCGGAACAGATGAAGAACCGACAGTTGAAGAAGGCACCGTAATAATGAATTTCACCAAAGTTGGTGATGCTGTTTATATCATAAATGAATTAGACTAAGTTTTACCAAGCAGGGCGAAAGCCCTGCACAATATATCAAACGATGAAATTAAATAATACAGAAACCAAGTTTTTGCTTGCAATTATTACAGGTAGTGTTTCTCGCGACTTCGCTAAAATGCAAGGTAAACGTTATGATGAAGCAATAAATAGCCTTAAAGAAAAGGGCTTTATTAGGGTGAATCAACGTGGAATATTGGAGCTAAATTTATCAGATAGCTATTTAAAGCAAATAGGTTACTAATCAGGTAGTTTTCGGACTACCACAATTACCAATATTATGAAACTGAAAGATTTAAAGAAAGGTGTTTTTTTCAAACTGAAAGATAGTGATACCGCTCCGGTATGGATTCGGGGCGAGTATGTACGCTCTGAAAAGAAGTACAGTACATTCAAATTCGATGATATCAATCACGAACGCCTTCTATCTCCCGATAAAGAAGTAATAACGGATTTTGAATTTTAAACGATATGGAAAATCAGACAATAATAAAATCAACTCTCACTGAAATGCCGATAGGCGAATCTGTTCATTTTCCTTTGAATAAAAGGGGGTCTATCCGTACAACTGCATCTAATTTAAAGTTAGACGGCTTTCTATTCAAAACAAAAATACAGGTAGAAGATAACCTAATTATAGTAACCCGTAAAAAGTAAAGCGATGGCAATCGAATTTGATAGATATCATACCGTTTTGAGAGCCGCCCAAAACGTAGCGTTCAGCAAAAGACAAGCTCAAGTGCTTGTAGGCGGTCAAAGACGGCTTGAAAGGCTTGTAGCCGAAGACAGAATAAGAGCAATAAAGACTACCGACAAACAAAACGGTAGATGGGAATGTAACGGTTCTGATGTCCTACGCTATACGATAGACCCCAATTTTAATCATTAAATTTATAATAATGCTAACATTGAAACAAAGTCCGGTAGCAATTATCGGCATGTTGTTAACCTGTTCACTGGCAGAAGGTGAACCCGAACCGGGAAAACTCATTATCGCGCTTTGTGTGCTTGTATTAACAGTGTCGTATGTGCTTGCATGCACATACGTAAACCAAAGGAAATATGAAAGCTGAAATCAAATGTAGGCATTGCGCTGACTGCAATAAGGTGATAATACCGGATGATGGCGTAGAAGTGGACACCGAAGTAGTAGAACACGGACAGCATATACAGGAAACTATAACAGTTTGCCAAGAATGCTACAGGCAACTTTATCAAAATGACTATATGAGCGAACTTTATTTTTATGAATTTGGAACGCTTGACACGATGGATAAACCAATTCAATTATAACATATAATAAAATGGAACATCTAACACACTGGAAAAACCAGTTCAATTATGATTATTTGGGCGCGTATTCCCTGCCAGATGGAAAGGATATTATACTAACGCTTAAAGAGACTAAAAAGGAGATGGTAACGGGTTCAAATGGGCAAAAAAGTGAATGCTTTGTCGCATATTTCCATGAGAACGCGAAACCTATGATTCTGAATAAGACGAATTGCAAAACGATAGAGAAGCTTTTCAATACGCCCAATATCGAAGAATGGGTAAATAAGCAGATACAAATAGGCTCTACCCGTATCAATGCTTTCGGAGAAATGACAGACTGTTTGCGCGTCCGCCCGTTTGCTCCGAAACTATCAGAAGAACGCCCGGCGGTTCAAACTGGTTCGGTGATATGGAAAAATATACTAGATGCGCTCGCAGGCGGTTACACCGTGACACAGGTACTGACAAAGTATAAACTTACTAAAGAACAAATCAAAGAATTACAGAAACATGAAATTAGTAACAATTAAACGCGCTACGACTGACGGTTTAGTAGAATGTACTGGCGAGTTGTACGAATATGGGGGCTTTCAGTTCTGCCTTACGTATGACATTGATAACGGTGTTTATTATGCAATTGAAATTTCTACAGGACTAAGCGCAAGAAAGGTATATTCGTTTGAATATGAAAGTTGCCAACAGTGTATAAGAAGCTTAAAACGTTGGATTATAAATAATAACCATCTGTTCAAGGTCGAAACATTTGAACGCTCGAAAGAGCTGCTTTCTGTCTATAAATATGATTATCCATTAAATAATAAAATATGAAATCAGAAACAATAAAATCACCCGAACAAAAGGAATACGCTTGGAAAGCAAAGCGACACGGGAAAATAACATCATCCACTTTGCCCGATCTAATGAAAGCTGGTAAAGGTACACCCTACGGTAAGGCGTTTTTTGACGCGTTGTATCTCGTAAGATACGAGCGTAGAACTGGAATAACGCGCGAAAATGGTGCATGTAAGGCGTTCGATTGGGGACATGAAAATGAAGCTTTGGCGGTGGAGTGGGTAAGGAGTCAGTTAATAGATGAGGTGAAATCCTGTACAACTGACTTTCCCGACATCGTGTTCAATGAACCCTTTGCGGGCTTTGGAGATAGCCCCGATTTCTATGTATATGGCTTAGATGGTAAAATAAAGGCGTTGGGTGAAATCAAGTGCCCAATGAGTCAAGGGAAAATAGAAACCTTGCAGTTCCTTAATGAGATAAACGAGAAAGACGAATACTATTGGCAGTTCCTAGGTCACTTCGTTGGTATGTCGGACGTAGATGTATTGTATTATGTCATATATGACGGGTACACCAATAACGGGCGGATAATTGAAATGCACCGGGCAGAGCATGAGGCGAACATTCAGAAACTGGCAGACCGTATTAGATTCGCCGATGCTCTTGTAGATTGTTCTCTTAAAACCGGGCTGGATTTCCCCGAATGCATTGAGGCGGCAACGGTTATCCTGCCTCTTCGGTTAGAGATTGAAGTACTTACAAAACAGGCGAAGGGGAATGTTCCTATACAAAATCAGATACGCCGGATTAAAAAAGAAATACGTAAAATTATCGCAAGTAAAAAGGCTTGTTCCCAACACACTATTAATATTTAAAACAGAAAATTATGTTACACACTTGGTTTGAAAGCAAAGTCCGTTATGAGAAAACAATGGAAAACGGAAAGGATAAAAAAGTAGTTGAACCTTACTTAGTTGATGCATTATCTTTCACAGAGGCAGAAGCACGCACCATTGAAGAAGTGACCCCGTTCATTTCCGGTGAGTTTTCCATCATGGCAATAAAGCGTGCATCTTATGATGAAACGTTCTTAGGCGATGGCGACCGCTTCTTTAAATGTCGTCTGGCATTTATTACGCTGGACGAAAAGACGGCGGCAGAGAAGAAGACAAAGTCTAATATTCTTGTACAGGCTGACAACCTACAAGAAGCAAAAGACAAGGTGGTAGAGCAAATGAAAGGTACGATGGCAGACTACACTATAGAAATGGTGAAAGAAACTGATATTATGGATGTTTACCCGTATTCATCTAAAGAAAAAGAAGTATCTGAGAAATAAGACAGTGGTAAGGGGTCGCCATTTTACCGACCCCTTATTCTCTAAAAACTACAAAGATGGCAAAGTATAATAATATCAAGTACAAGGGTTATGATTCAAAGAGGGAATACTATCGGGCGCAAGAACTGAAACAGCTAGAAAAGAAAGGAATTATTTCCGGTCTACAGGAACAGATAAAATTTGAGCTAATTCCGTCGCAACGCGATAATAACGGCAAAGGTAAAGTCGTAGAACGTTCTGTTTGCTATAGGGCTGATTTTCAATATTTGCGTGATGGTGTGTTAGTCGTTGAAGATAGTAAGGGAATGAGAACGAAAGAGTATATCATCAAACGAAAACTGATGCTGTACATGTATGGAATTAAAATAAATGAGGTGTAGGGATGGCAAAGAAAAGTACGATAATGGGAAATTGCAGGACTTGTAAGAAAGCTGGTGCAGAGGGTGATTTTATGTGTTTTTGCACTGTTTATCAAACATACAAGTCAGTGGGCGTTAGGTTTTGTCCCTTGTATCTCAAGAAGTAAGAGAGGCTTAATTATGCGTGAAAGTTTTGTGTTTTATAGAAGTTTCTACGATGCTATCAAAGATTTGCCTAGAGATGTTCAGGGTGAGATTTACACGGCTATAATGGAGTATAGCCTATACGGTAAGGAAACTGAAAATCTAAAGCCTATAGCTCGCAGCGTGTTTACGCTGATGAAACCGCAAATAGACGTGAATAATAAACGGTTTGAAAATGGTAAAAAAGGTGGTAGACCAAAAAGCGAAGATAAACCGGATGGAAACCAAAATAAAACCAATGAAAAACCAAAAAATAACCAAAACGAAACCAAAGACGAACCTAATGTAAATGTAAATGATAATGTTAATGTAAATACAGAAAATACACCTAACGGTGTATCAAAGAAGGACGCGGCTAAAGCCGCTACGCTCAAACGAAAAGACGAGTTCGGTAAATCCTTAGTTCCTTTTGTCGATAAGTACGGAAAGGAAATGATACGGGCTTTCTTCGAGTATTGGAGCGAGTTAAATAAGTCTGAAACTAAAATGCTGTGTGAGATGCAAAAAACTTGGGAAGTTAGTAAACGCCTTGCTACGTGGGCAGGCAGAGAGAAAACACGTCGCCCGAATACAGACGTAGGAACTGTGTTGCATGATAACTCTCAATCTAAATACGATGAAAAGTTATGGTGAATACGATAGAACATTTGATTAAAGATATTGGGTTTAATCCTATTCCGAATACAGTTAATATCTCTATTTCAAAGTCTTTACACCAGTCGAAAGTACTGTTATTTAGTGGGCTTAACTACTTTACTAACAATATGGCAGTATGGCAACCAGAATATAACGAGGTTGCAAAATGGCTCGTTGACAACAAAGGACGCGGCTTGCTTTGCCTCGGAAATTGCGGACGTGGAAAGACGCTCATTTGCGGGAAAATTATCCCGATTTTATTAAATGACCGTTGCAATAAGGTTGTATCATGTTACGATGCGCAGCAATTGAATGCAAATTTAGACGCTGTGAAGCAAAAACATATCATTTACGTGGATGATATAGGCACGGAGTTTCTAAGCGTAAAATACGGCGAAAGAAGGCTGTCTTTTGCGGAGCTTGTAGACGAAGCCGAAAAGAAAGGGAAATTATTGATTGTAACTACTAATTTGTCACTCTCTGAATTACGCGATAAATACGGTGAAAGAACCGTAGACCGATTACGCGCAATTACTACGCCTGTTGTGTTCAAGGGTGACAGTTTAAGGAAATAAACCAATGAGACGAAAGAAAACTAAGATGTTCGGCAAAATAGTAGCGCGCATCGACCTCGACAATTTTAAGCGACTTTCGGAGATACGCGATAAATACGGGTTCAGTTCTAACTATGAGATTATACAATATCTCGTAGCCTGTTTCCTTCGCGTTGCAGACCCAGAACATGACGAAACGGAAGAACCCGTACCGGATGAAATAAAAGACATGTTCGCGGATTACTCAGAAGCGGAGAAGCATTTTGAATTTGTGAAACCAAAGCGGAAACTACCGCAATACAAGTTAGATGAAATACACGGACAGTTAAGATTATGGGAAAATTGAAGAAACTATCTAATGCAAACTATTTGCATGATGTTCCGGTACAATGTGCCGCTGTGAACAGTAAAAACAGAGCCTATATTGATAGGTTCGTTTCAGAGAACTATAAACGCCTTAGCAATCAGTTTAAGGCTATAGGCAGCAATATTAATTCTAGCTGCTTCGGCAGTATGGATAAACTAAATGAAACGCTGTATGCACTTTACATTGACCCTAATTTAAACTTTGGATGCTGGGACGAAGCAAACAGCTATATGCTGAATAAATTCACTGAAAAAGAATTGCGTATTCCGGTGAAGAAGGTAAGCAAGAATGAGGAATTACAAGACGGTGAAAGTATTAACGAATAACAAGATAAATATGATTAAATGGCTAAAGAAGAAATTCGGTATAACCGAATTGATTAACGAGCAAAAAAAGACAAATGATTTGCTCTTAAAAATATTAAGCGAAAGTGGTAAAACTGCCAATTCTGTTAGAGCATATAACCGTGCCTATCATATACAGGATTATTAACTCAAAACAATAAAGAAATGAACAATCCAAAGTATTATTATTCCCGTCACATGGGTAGCTATAAGTTATATAAAGACAATGGCAACGGGACGGCTACTAAAATTGATCAGAATTGGGATGAAGAAACCATACGCAAACAGTGCTACGAGTTGAACGGATGGAAATATAAACCGAAAAAGAAATAATCATGTATCTAATAAACAGAATTGTATGTGTGTCTAATGATACACGATCTGCCTACAACGTTGAATTGCAGACAGAAGATTTAGAAAAGACACGTGCTGAATTGGTCGGCATGTATCAATGTGAGAGAATTAACTTTGAATATATTGAACTAAAATAGAATGTCAAATGACAAAAGGAAATTTAGAACAAGCCTCTGAAAAATACGCAGAACAAAGAGGCGCATATGAAGCGGGTTACGGTATTGAAACAACACTGGCGTTTGAAAACGGTGCACGCTGGCAGCGAGAAGAAACGAGGCTGCATGCCGTTGAAGTATGCAAACAGATGTGCCCGTCAAAGGTTAGCCGTGGTTGTGCGAACCTACTGCATAAGAGAGAAACGAAAACGACGCGTTGCGATGGTAATTGTGCACGTGTGAAATACTTCATTAATGGACTGGATAAACAAGAGCTATGAGCCGTAATCCGATATACATAAAACTGATTAACTCTACACGCTGGAAGAAACTCCGCATGCAGAAACTAAAAGCTAACCCGGTTTGCGAAGAATGCGCCAAACGTGATGTTAGTACACTTGCAACCGAAGTACACCACATCACACCAGTTGAAAGCGTTGCAGGTGTGGCGGCAATGGAGCGATTGATGTTTAACTGGACGAATTTACAAAGTTTGTGTCACGCTTGCCACGCTGACATACACAAACGAGCGTTCAGCCACTCTAAAGAATCAATACAGGATAACAATAAAAGAGCTACACAGCGTTTTGCTGACAGATTTCTGAATGATTCTAACGGTTACAAAGCATCTTACGTTGTGATTGACGAACTGCCATAAAATCAGTGTCTTCCGAATTATTTACAATCGCTTTTCCTCGATGAGAGGGGGGGCGATTTTTTTTTGAGAGGCGGGAAGGCTTTAAACCCACTCCCCCTAGTTTTTACACGCGCGAAGTTTTTTTCAAACGGTGGGGTTCGTTGGGGGGTATTGTTTTGTTTCGTTAAGTCACGCGCTACCAAAC